TGCTTGCCTTACTTAGACACTCAAAAACCAGAAAAGGTTACAGAAGAATTAATAAATTTATTAAGTCCTAAATGTGTTGTGAAACAATCGGCCTGGCTCTGGCCGGCCAAAAAGATGCTGCGCAGCACGCTGCTTCGCCGCCACGACACAAAAGCCTATAAACATTGAGGTATGTGTCGCAAAGAAGAAGGTAGATGCACAGCCAGACCTGAAGAGAAACTTACTTACAAGACACAAACCCTATAAACATTGACCTTGATGTTGTAAGTTAAAACCCTGATGGTAAAACCCAGACGGCCTGATGGTTAAATCTCATTACCCACCTTGAAAAATGTCGCATTAGGAGAAAGGTTGGTTGGCAAATTTTTTTCCCTATATATCCGACAGGATAGACCTCTGCCATGCTGACAACAAAATGCCCTAAATCCTAGTCTTAAAATATAATAAGGTCTACCTGTTTAGATAGACCCTATATACTTTAGAACTTACGTTCTGCGTATTTGTATAATATGATGGCTGTAATTATTGTGTAGAACAACACTTCAAAGTACAACCAAATGTAATTAGATATAATTACCTCCTATTCCCAGTCATAGTAATCGTCATAACTAGCTGGACCGTACCATTCGGCAAAGTCATTGTCTTGTGATTCTGAATACATAAACTCATCATCATGGTCCATGTGATTGTCAACATATTCTTGAATAGCACGACTCATATCATATTCACTACCGTTGTAGTCAACATGTGTACCACCCATTGAATCTTGTTCAATAGTGAATGATGATTCTGGTAGTAAGTTAAGTTCCACTAGTGTATCAATAGAAACACGAGCACTTGTGCTGTGATAGTGATGTCTTACTTCAGTACGTGATACGTCAAAGTAAACACCCATATCATCCCAGTTACCTGCGTTTCTTAAGTTGCTAATACTAGTAGCTGTTCCTTCTGCTAGATTCCATTGTGGTATAGTCATACCAACTCTCCTTCCCTCATATTTTCTTGTGCCTCCAACTCAAAAGAGTCAAGGTCATATTTGTAGTCCCAATCAATCTTGTCACTGTGTGCGTCAAGATATTCAAGTAAGTTCTGATACTTGATTGAATGGTTTCTTAGATACCAAGTGAACATGTTGATATTACATTGTGTCATATCAGTCATGCCCTTAGTGAACTCATAGGTTGCGTCAACAAACTCTAAGTTCTTTAGTATCCTCTGTGTCTGCATGTTAGCCTTGAAGAATCTTAATTCGATAGTTGAACCAGGATTGAAGTTCAAGAACTTGTACCTGCCACCATCATGATTGACTCTATCAATAGCTACCTGTGCTAGTTGTGATTTAACATTTCTGTACTCTGGCATAATGAACCTTGCCCAGTTGTTAAACTGTCTTTGACCAATAAGTGCTAAGACATTAGATAATCTTCTGTGATTCACAGGAGTACTACCTAATGCTTTCATCAAATGTAACCATCTATGAAGATGACTATCTTCGAATGCACCCTTTGGTATGTGTATGTGCAAACCAGTAGTACGTCTATGGTAAGCAGCATAATCACCAGTAATGTCTTCAAACAACAAAGGTATTTTGCTCCACATACCTAATGTCATAGGTTGAGATACAAACTCAACACCATTAGATAGTGAACCATCTTCCTTAGCTATGAAGAACTGTACGGGTGTGTCAACAACACCAGCAGTAACATCATTCGTATACTCACCAAAGCGTTTGATGTAGTAGTTCCACATCGCATCTTTGTTAATGTGACGAATGTTATCTGCATCATCTTCACGTCCAACATAGTTTCTACGTTCTACCTCTAGTTCCATACCCATTGGTATCCCATAGTTATCTATGAAGTTAGATTCTACTTTCGTAGCTCTTGTCCAACTCTTTATCATCTTCTCTGGTGAGAAGAAATAATATGCTGGTCTTGTACTATAGCTGTTCACTTGTGTGTCCATACTATAGTGTATTGATTCTCGGAGAGACCTTGCACGTCCCTCCGATTCGAAATTGACTTCCGTCATATTTCCTCCTTGTTAGTTTATTATTTCTATATCGTCTACTTCCCAATCAGTTTGGTCATAGTCTGAGTAGTCAATGTCTACGTAATCATCAACTTCACCTGATTCATACATCCATTCTCTGGCATAATCGTGAATTTCTTGACGATTAGGTATGAGACCGTTATCAATTACTTCTCTGTCCCAATGTCCATTCATCAAGCCATCATCTATTATTTGTTGCACAGTGAATGTAGTTGTACCACGTTCATGGTATGTAGCTCTACCTTCATGATGAGTTGTTACTCTTACGATTGAATCGTTATCATAAGAAGCAGCATCTGACATAATATATCTTTCACCTTGCTCGGTAGGAGAGGTGGTTGATACCACCCCTTCTACTCTGTTCCAGTCTGGTACAGCCATTAGCTAAACACCCTAGCTGAACATTCCACGTCACAATCTCTTACGACCTTTCCAGATTCAGCCTTGACTGGTAGCCCACATTCATGACATCTGAAACCACCATCATAATGTATTGCAAAGTCTGCCATACAGTCATCAAAGGTTTCGTATTGGTACATGTACTTACCTTCAGCAGCTTCTAAGAATTCCTCAATCTGTTCTTGCACTGATTCCTTCTCTAGCTCCTCTTCTGGTATAGTCTCACACCACCAGTACTCGTCATTGACTTCTACTTCGTCAAACCAGCTACTGTCAACGTCTGGTGCTATCTCAATTTCGCATGAGTCATCAACATGTTCGAATGTCCCGTCAAATCCGTTCCATATCGTACCTTGTTGATGGTTGCCAATTGTTGCACCTGTTTTGTCATACTTGACACCCTTGCTTGGGATGTGAGCTGTATTGGAATACCATACGCCCTTGACCCATTGACCAAGATGCTCATTGATAATATATGAATCTTGCTTGAGCTTCTTGTTGGCTGACAAGATGACTAGCTTGTTACCCATACCGATGATGTCACCGACAGCAGTACGGAACAGTTCGTCGTCCAATGCTATTGGCTTCATGTTCTGCAAGAATACTTTGTTGAAGTATCTTGTATCAGACAAGTCTGATTTAGCAGGTGGGTGAAACTCATGAGGCATAATGCCATTGTGAGCAAACACAGTCTGCGTATCGATATGGAATGGATGATTGTTGTCAAGACAAACTGAACCATGAGTTGCTATCCTCATGTGTACCAGTATGTCTGAATCACCATACTTGCTTGTTACCTCTTTAAACTTCTGCTTGAAGTCCTTGAGTTCCATAGTCTTGTAGACTTGGATTTTACCGTCTTGTATCCAAGCAATACCACCACCATCTGGGTTTCTCTTCCACATCTGGTCGAGGTTCTTGTTGGATATGTTTTTGCCTCGTGGGAGGCTAGCGATTACACACATATGTAATCTCCTTTCTGTCTATTGTTTCTTTATATTGATGGAACATCTAGATACCTGTCTGCCATATATCCATACTCGTCATCATTGAGTTTGGTACGAATCCAATCTATACCAACTCTGTTGACAAAGTACTTGATATCATCTGCAGTTAGTCTCTCAGTGTTCATCAATTGTCTTAAGAAGGTAGAGTCCGTCTGTTCTTTGATTCCTTCTAGAAGGAACTTAAGTTCTTCTGGTTGCTCTTCTTCTGTATAATCCCAATCCCTGTGTGGATTAGCTAACTCATCTGAGATGCGATAGAGTCCATTGATGAATTGGAATATACCTTTGATTGAGTTCTCTCCAGTGTTACCTTGAAAGTATCTCAACTCTATTGTGTCTGCATGTCTTGTATTGATAGAGTTGTACTTAGGATTGTCACCTGTTTGTGTCTTCTCAAGGGCTACTTGAAACACTTGGTCTCTTGAGCCTTGATAGACAAGTGAGTTCCATACTGAGTAGTATGTACTACCTCTACCAGCAACACGCTGTAACAGTTCTGAACTGCTTAGGTTCATTCTGTTCAAGAAGTACAGGAATATATATCTCTGTACTACATCCATAGATTCCCATCCTATGTGTACGTGTATACCACACTGTGATGAGTTCCTTGCTCTGAAGTTGTTTCTGAAATAGTTCCAGAATCTTTCAGGTACATGGTTCATCCAGTAGTCATAGCTAAGTGGTTGAGACACAAACTCAACACCATCGCCATCACTTAAGCTACCGTCTTCCTTAGCGTATATCAGTTGATGCTCAGCATCTTGTGTATATGCAGTTGGATAGTCAGTAGGATGGAACATCTTGATTGCTGTTTTCTTGACCTCATTGTTAGCACGCAAGTCTTGTCTGTCATTTCTGACAAAGCACTCAAACTCTGCACCAAAGTATGGTCCAGTGTTACCGTACCAACTAGGGTCTTGCCAATCGTATCCTAGTGAATGACTCTCAAAGAAATGATTATCATGGTCACCATAAGTTCTTGGCGTAGTCAAGAAGATTGGGAATCTCCAGTTCCAAGCATGTATGCTTGTATCAAATGCATAGTCCCATGCAGGTATATCAATTGTCTCAACAAGCTTGATGCCATTGAGTATATTGACATGCCATTCATCTTCTATCTCAGCAATCTTTCTAAAGGCTCTACCATACTCACCTGTTACCGTAACAAGATAGTCCTTGTTGTGATAATCAAGATGACTGTATATTTGTGGATTGTCAGAGATAATCAATTGATTCTCCCCATCATATCCAACATCACCAATAGTATCGCCCTTGATAAGTGAGCATACACACTTGATACATACGTTCTTACGATTCTGCCATCTTCTCTGTTGATGATAGACAGGAACCATTTCTGTTCTGTATTTGTTGAAGTGACCACATAGTTTGCATTTTGTATATGGTCTATGTCCTTCCAACCAGCGTGTGTACTCGAACCTACCAGTATCTTTAGCCAATGATAGCTTGGTTGATATCTGTCGAATATTACCATCACTGTCATTAGATAGTATGTGTGGGTTTCTACCCCAGTAGTGAGGACTGGCTAGTCTGTATCTCACTGAAGTAGATTGACCTGTGTCTTGTGTCCAAACTGATACACCCAACACCATAGCTTGATTGGTATTGTTCTGTATATCTTCTTGAACATGCCAGAGCATATCTCTTCTTACATACTGTGATATCTTACCAATGACAGCACTTCTGAAGTCTGCAGCATTCTCTTCTGCATAGTCATCAGGTAATGACTCTCTTGGATAAGATAGTTCTTCCAGCTCATCTGTTATGTACACCCAATCGTGATATTCACCATTAAGTATGTCATCCCAATACATAACTGGAATTTCGAGATAGTACATCGTTTCATCTGTTTCATCTCTGAAGATGGTGTCGAATCGTGGATGCCATATCTCTCTGTCTGAATATCTGCTATCGCTAGCAGGATATAGTTTCATATTTTTTCCTTCCTGGTATTAATGCTATTGCTAGTAAACATTAATCCCTGTTTCCTTCCATACTTAGACTCTCTAAGCAGCTGGAAGGTTACCATTTATTTTTCTTTCTTGAAGATATACTTTTACTACCTCTGGTACCCAGATTAAGTTAAGTACTTCTTCTTTGTTTTTATCAGACTCTAGTTTCATAGAGTCCATTAAGTCGTCCATCTCTGCTTTAGTAGCAGGATGAATAACTAAAGTTGCAGACATATTGCCTCCTTGTTATACAGTATTAGGACTTTCCTAACACCCTAGAGCCCACCGTAATGGGCTCCGAGCTGTTAAGCTGAGTCGATAGTTACATCCTCATCTTCTTTAAGACGATTAAAGATATATCCTCTATCGAACTCTCCTGCAAAAGCCATGCAGATTTCTTCAATGATGTCTTTAACACCATCCTCATCTGTTACCTCTCTTGCATCAATGGTGAGTTTTACTTCGTCCATTACTAGAATGTCGACGCTCTTCTCTTCCATTTCTTTTTCTATTGCGTTCATGGTGTCCACGAACTTGGTTACTATAGCCATTAGTTGGCTCCTTTCTCATATAAAATGTCCTCACTAAATGGAGTGGCAAAGTCCTCCCTCATTTCGTGGAACATATTGTTGTTCATCATTATGGCTTCGAACTCTCCATCATCTGATGAAGCAGCCATTATTGTTGTAGTAGGTGGGAGTTTCCCCCCACCACTACCTTCTAAAAGCGGTAGTGCTTGCATACTACCTCTCCTTTCTCGGTTGATATCCTTCTGGTGTCCAGTAGGATTCGTGTATTACTGTGTCATATCTGGTATCGATAAGAGGTTTCATAGGAAACTTCTTTCTACCTACCTTCCATAACCACAGTAAGTATTTGATACGTTTGAGTAACATATCTATCCTTTCTATATTGCTGTGGGATGTGCCAGCTTATAACTGACAACAATACCCAACTTATTTGCACAGGGTTTACAGAAATCCAGCTTTAAGAATTTCTTAAAGTAGGAACTGTATCTGCGTTGTTTCTTAGCTATTTTGCTGTATTTCATACAGCCATCGCAATAGGTCATAGTTTGAGTCGCCATACCTATCCTTTCTCTCCAGCCCACATAAGGAATGTATCCTCAGCTTCACTGAAGTCTGCAGAAAACGCAGCTGTAGTCTTATCAACTATGCTGTTGTTCTCTTTTTCTTTAGAAATGGTTTGAACAGTCTCACTAGTCCATACCACTTGACCATCTTCTTCTTTAGCTTGACCAAGCAATACAGCTCTAGTTACTTCTAACTCTTCATCTATCTGAGTTAGTTTGGACTGCTCAACCTTCTTAGATTGAGACATTTCAGTCTCCTTTCTCTTATCTTTAATAGATAAGTCAAAGCCCACAGTCTCCCATGGGCTTTATTTATCTACTCTTTGTTTTGACGGTCTTGTTTATACCAATACCATCTGTTACGTAGATACGCTAGAGTATCTTCTAGACTCATTAGATTTCTATAAGTCCAGAGTTCTCTAATCTCCATCATCATAGTTTTACCTATCATGTGGTCTCCTTTCTACAACATTCCTGACAAGCAGGTACCATTATGTAATAAAACGGTTTACCGCATACTGCACATGGATTCATTTGCTTTCCTTTCTATATAAAGACCCATACTTAACGGAATGTTTTCCATTAGTGAGTCTTGATTACATAACCATTTCCAGATTTTCTCTTTCACAGTTATTTCCTTTCTTCTAACCCAACATACTCTTTCCATCTTGGAATTAGATTGTTGAGTAACTGTACTATGACAAAGATGTAGGTACTTGTTGCTACACCTGCGCCTAGTAATAATTGCCAATCAGAATAACCATCCATAATTAGCTCCTTTCCTGTTGCTTACCATTTAGGTAAGTCCAAGCCTCCATGTATTTAGAGACTTGATTTACCTACTTGATTCTTGTATTAAGACGTATATCAGGGTCGTTATGTTTCTTCTTGTAATATGTAATAATCAAATCACATATTGACATTGGTATAAGATACTCCCAAATAAAGTCAGATAGTTTCTTAGTCATTATGTTCTCCTTTCTAGAGTTTTAATAATTTTTTATAGAAGCTCCAGTTATTTTCCAATATTGGTTCTTCAATATATTTCCAGATAATTGGTCTTATTACCCAGTAGTAGTAGTTACTTAATTTATTCATTATTTATCCTTTCTTTTGTATTAACTCTTGATGTACCCAGGGGGGTGAATAAATCAAAAAAGATAATACCTTTTTCATACTTGGCTCCCCGCAAATTTTTTTCTAGTTTTCAATGTAGAGGTGAAATCGTCACCCCCCTATCCCCCACTTCCCACCTCTATTGTGATATGATGTCCTCATGGCAAGACCTACTAAGTTAACTCAAGAGAAGATTGATGAGATATGTAACTGGCTTAAGCTTGGTTACTATCAAGAGGATGCTGCCACTATGGCTGGTATCTCTGCTTCTACCTACTATGACTGGATGAAAAGGGGTGATGACCATCAGAAAGCCCTAGAGTCAGGTGACCCTTCTTCCTTACCAGCAATAATGGAGGACGGTGAAGGTGAGGTTATTAACATGTATTCGGAGTTTTCGGAGGCAGTAAAAAAAGCAAGAGCTGAGGCTGAGGGTGCGCATATAAGGAATATAAGGAAAGCAGCCGACAATGGAACGTGGCAAGCGTCAGCGTGGTTCTTAGAGAGGTCGTTCCCACAGAAGTGGGGCAAACGCTCAACCATGGACTTCCGAGACAAGGATGAGGTTATACAATTCCAAATAGAATACGGGGATTAGCTTAGCTCCCCCCATACGCGTATCGGTTTTGAACGTTATTTCATCTATACAACCCCGTATACCCCAGAAAAAAAAATTTTTTCGACACATACCATACTCAAGATGGAAAAATATCAAAGAATAAAGCTCTTTAGGATGGTTATGGTGTATATCTTATTAAATCTATTAAGTCTTTAGGTTACTCTCTACTATATAGGTATCAGTAAGGGAGAGTATTTTATAGCGACGCTGGCCGACATACTAGAGATACCAGAATTTTATAAAGATGCTAATTGTATGGGAGAGAATCAGGACTTGTTTTTCCCAGAAAGAGGTGGCTCAACAGTTAAAGCCAAGGCTATATGCAAAGAATGTAAAGTCAGAGAGGAGTGTTTAGAATTCGCAGTAGAACGCAAAGAGAGATTTGGAATCTGGGGTGGTAAATCTGAACGTGAGAGACGAGCTATTCGACGAGAACGAAGGCAAAAGGAAAAGAAGAAAAGCTAAAATACCTGTTTGGTATTGGGAGATATGGCTTTCTAAAGATGATGAGCCTATGTTAGTAGGACCATTTACCAGACATGAAATGTTTTATTGGCTAGAAACACAGGGATATGAGATACCTGAAAAGATTACACGCCTAAAACCATTGGATGATGATGGAAGATAAGTTTGTAATACTTGATTTTGAAACCACAGGGTGTGATATCTACAACACACCACCCAAAGAAATGGGATATTTTAAATCAAAGACTTGGTATGACCCTATTGAACTAGCCTTAATAGATTTATCTAGCGGTGAAGAGTACCATTATTTCATAGAACCACACAAAGATTACATTGTTGAGGGCAAGAATTGGGCTACAGAGATACATGGTTATGAGCCTGATAAATTTATTAAGAGAGATGACCTGCAAAAATGGACTGATGTGTATCCAGAAGTACAGCGTGTGTTGACAGGAAAGACTGCAGTCGCACATAACGCTTTTGGTTTTGATAAATTAGTTATGGAACAGACTTGTGAGAAGTATGGATTGCTACCTCCTCTTTGTAAGTGGAGAGATACTAAGAAAGAAATAAAACAAATGTATCCAGATAAACCTAGTTCACAAGTTGATGTAGCTAAATGGATGCTAGAAGAAACTTATGAAGCACACTCTGCTATTGAAGATGTAAGAATGTTAGCGAAGATATTCCAAAATATAAACCAAAAACCTGATTGGATATTTATTTAGAGATACTAGGATTAGGAAGTAATCTCTATGGTAGACCATAGTAAGAATCTAAAGAATTAAACCCGTCCTGTGAGGCGGGTATTCTTTTTAATCATCACCTGGAAAGTTTGGATTACCTCTGTATTCTTCATGGATAGTTCTGCCATATAAATCTTCCATAGATAAATATATTTTCTTGGCAGCTATGTAACCTTTTGTTATTAACCACTTGTAGGGTGCAGTAAATATTCTGTCTTCCCATTCTAAAAATTTATCTTTCATCTGGATATCTTACCATAATTAAATACCAAACCCCTGTGGTATATTTAAAGAACCATGATTCAAGATTTTATATACGCAGGATGCAGATTCAAAATAAAAGTTCTAAATGAAAAAGAATATTTAGTATCCATGATAAAAGAAAATCAAATGGTAGAAAAATTTATTGCACCTATCGGTCAAGATGTAACTTATTACATACAAAATTATTTAAATATTTTTTATTCAGACATGGTGGCAAATACCACTAAGAAAGTTAAGAACAGCTAATATTGAATTGTCGGCATCCACACCGACCTCCTCCCATCATCGGCTGTCCATAGGATAGCCGTATTCAAAATAACTACTATACTTACAACATGCCAAGATACGATTACAAATGTTTGAGTAGTGCATGTGAGTTAGAAACTGAAATAAATCATAAGATATCAGAAGACCCACAGATTAACTGCCCTAAGTGCAGTTCTGTAATGCAAAGACAAATATCTCGAAACGTAATGTTTGAAACTCCTGTTGATGTAGAATGGGAAAAAGACCCCAGTGATTTAACAGCTACTTCTTACAAGAAGTATACGGAGGCAAAGAAAAGAAAGTACAGGTGGTAATATGTCAGGCTTTGACATGAGAGATGATGAAACATATTCTGAATACAAATCAAGAAAACTTAGAGAGAAAGGTCCAGGATTTCATGTAGCTATGGGACAGAAAAGATACAACCCCGATGACCCAGCTAAAAGTGAAGCAGCACAGAGAGCTCGTCGTAATAGAAACAAAGGTAGAAGAAAACAAAACCTTGCTAGAAAAAAATTAAAAATACCTAATACTAAATTTCGTTCAATGATGGGACATGAAGAGAGTTGGTTAGGTCATGTTCGTGTAGAAGTAAAAGCTGGTAAACAAGTTCAATCATTATGGACAAAGTTCAAAGCAGCTAAACAACAATCTGATGAAAACAATTCTGCCATTGGAAATAATAAACCTTTTATTTTTGTAGCTATGCCTGATGGAACTTCAGATGGTATGGTCGTAATGGAATTAGACAAGCTAGAAGAAACAGTATTTGCTTTACTAGAAACTTGGGATGAATACGAAGGGGAATGAAATATTCTGCCAAACTTCCCTTGCTACATCCAGCACAGGAAGAAGTCGCACATTCGGAAGCTAGATGGAAAGTACTTTGTGCAGGAAGAAGATTTGGAAAGACTAGACTCGGTGTACAACTTTGTATTCAAGCAGCTCTCGAAGGTAAAAGAGCGTGGTGGGTTGCTCCTACTTTTTCTATTGCTCGTGTTGGCTGGCGTGCTATTGAAGCAGCGGCTATGTCGTTTCCGCAAGAAATAAGACCAAAAGTATCCATAGCAAATATGGAAGTACATTTTGAGAATGGTGGTTTCATAGCAGCTAAGTCAGCAGATAATCCTCAAAGACTAAGAGGTGAAGGTCTTGACTTTCTAGTTATGGATGAAGCAGCATTTGTTAAACCAGAAGTGTGGAGAGAAGTTTTAAGACCAACACTTACTGAAAGAAAAGGTGGAGCTTTATTTATCTCTACACCTATGGGAATGAACAATTGGTTTTATGATTTATGGAAGATGGCAGAAGACGATGACAACTGGCAAACATTTAGATTTGCAACAGTTGATAATCCAGCTATTGACCCTGAAGAAGTTGAAGTAGCAAAGAAAGAAGTAGGCTCTGTAATTTATACACAAGAGTATCTTGCAGAGTTTATTGAAGATGGACAATCTTTATTTAAACCACATTGGTTATCTTATTATGAAAAAACAGAAAATGGTTTATGGTCTGGAGGCGGTGGCACTTGGGACCCCTTAGAACTTACACACTTTGGTGCAGCTGATATAGCTGTTACTACAGCAACTAGTTCTGACTACACAGCAATAGTTGATTTTGCAAAACATTCTGATGGAACATTGTTTGTTAATGACGTAAAAAGAGTCAAGGTTGAAGGACCTGATGTATTTCCTGAAATACAATCTATGTATCAGAAATATAATTGGACACATGTTTGTATTGAAAATGTTGGTCTTTCTAAAACTGTTTCTCAAATGCTTTCAAGAGAGGGTTATCGTGTACAAGAAATGAAAGCAGATAAAGATAAAATAACCAAAGCTTTGCCATTATCAGCTAGGATGGAAAGCGGAGATGTACTTTTAAAAGCGGAAGCACCATGGCTACCGGACCTAGAGCGTGAGCTCCTTGCATTTCCACTGGGTTCGCATGATGACATGGTAGACGCATTAGCTATTGGAGCTCAAGAGATGCAGAAGAGACGCGTCTGGGAAGCATATTAATTAATGGCAGAACGAAATAGATTTCAAAAAGCTTTCGATGCTCTAAGAGGTAGGGAGTTTGAAAGTAAGGCTACAGCTACCTATAACCAAACCTATGGTGCAGATTTATCTGTATATGGATATAACACATCCGCTGGATTTTGGGAGACAGACAAATTAAGAGAGATTGGTGATGGTTCTGCTAACTCCGCAGTCATCGCTTGCTTAAATGTTTTATCTACTGCTTTTTCAGAACCATTGTTACAAATCTGTAAAATGGACAGCTTTGGTAATAAAGAGATTTTGAATAACCACCCAGTAGAAAATTTATACAAAAGACCTAATCCATTTATGTCTGCAGGTTTATTATCTCACTATATTGTTTTGGCAATAAATACCATTGGTGATGCTTTTCTTTATAAGAACAGAAACGCACAAGGTCAAGTAGTTCAATTAGTTCCCATAATGCCAAACCTTGTTGAAGTAAGAGGTAACTCTGAAGAACTAATAACACATTATGAATATTATCAACACGGTAAAGGTGGAGAAAACTTAAAGATTCCAGTAGGCGATGTAGTACATATCCGACAAGGAATAGACCCTAATGACCACAGAAGAGGTCATGCTCCATTAAAAGGAGTATTAAGAGAAATACTAGGAGACGAAGCTGCAGGACAATGGTCAGCTGCTCTATTACACAATATGGCTGTACCTGGAGTTGTTTTATCTCCAAGAAACGATTCTCTTGGTGGTCCTACTAGAGAAGAAGCAGAAGCTATTTCTGAATCATACAAACAAAAGTTTGGTGGTAATAACAGAGGTGCTCCTATGGTTTTATCTGGTTCAATGAATGTTGATATAGTTTCATTTTCACCTGACCAAATGAAACTTCAAGAATTAAGAAGATTACCTGAAGAAAGAATATCTGCAGTGCTTGGCGTTCCTGCAATATTAGCTGGACTTGGTGCAGGTTTAGATTCTGCAACTTATAACAATACAAGAGAATTAAGAGAATTTTTTACAGAACAAAAACTAATACCTCTATGGAAAATGGTTGCTTCTGAATTAACACATCAATTACTTGAACCAGACTTTAGTCAAGATAATGCAACATGCGAATTTGACTATACCAAAGTTAGAGCGCTTGCTGAAGATATGGATGAGTTATACAAAAGAGTCAATACAGGTGTGCAAGGTGGTTGGATAACAATAGGTGAAGCTAGAAAAGTAGTAGGTCTGGATGCTGACGAAAGACACAATATATACTTAAGACCATTAAACACAGTTCAAATAACTGAAGATGGTCAACCGTTACTTGAAAGAGATAGATTCTCACCTGATGAAGAAGGTAAAGCTTTGTTAGGAACTGTAGAAGCAATACCAGAAACAACAAGGAATATGGTTGTTGAGTCACCTCAAAGAATAGAAGAAGAAAAGTATATAGCACAAATGCCTAATGGTTCATTCTGTGTAATCAAACATGACAATCAAGAAGTTGTTAAATGTTTTAAGACTAGAAGAGAAGCTGAAGATTTTCTAAGTAACATGAAAAAAGAAGCTGAGGTAGAAGAAATTAAAGTATCTACAGAAGAAGCTGAAGCATTGGAAGAGATTGATTCTGATTCATGGCGTAGTGAGAAGAAAGAAAAGCCAAAAAAGGATAGAACAAACTTCCCAAGTCCTGGTGAAGACAAAAAAGTTTCCATTAGTAATTCTAAATATAGAGAGTTTCCCTTTGCTTATGCTAAAGATTTAAAAGAAAATTGGCCAGAGATATGGAGATTAGCTGGTAATGGTGGTAATCCTCCTACATCATTTACTGGTAATGATGCTTATAGAAACTGGGCTAAATATAAAGCAGGTGATAGAAGCGAATCTGTTCTTAATTGGGTTAGAAGAAGAGAACGTTACATGGGAAGACATCAAGGTAACACAAGACTGAATGGAACTATTGCAAATATTAAATGGGGTGGAGTTTCAAACATTGGTGTTCCTGCTATGAAAAAAATTATAAACGAAAGAAAAAAACTTGTTCGTGAAAGAAGAAAGAAAAGTATAGAATTACAAGGTGAAATACTAGATGAAGTATTTTCACAAAAGGTTTCTGCTAATGTCAGAAAGATATTAACTAACAAGGTAAAGGAACATAACGCAAAAAATCCTAAGCATAGGGCTAACTTAAGAACTTTAATTGCTGTGTTCCGTAGAGGTGTAGGTGCTTATCGTACAAACCCTGGTTCAGTTCGAGGTAATGTTACAGGAGCTGACCAGTGGGGAGTGGCCAGAGTTAACGGGTTCCTTCACGCATTGAGAACTGGTAGATTTAAGAGAAAGCCTTATGACCAAGACTTGCTTCCTTCTTCTCATCCACTCTCATCTAAAAAAGATGGGGAGAAAGCAGCTAGTGTTAGAGTTGGGCAATCTGTCAGTTGGTCAATCAATAAGGACCCGGACCCACCTTCGACCGTTCATGGAGTTGTAGTTTCTGTTGATGGTAAAGATGCAACAATGCAAGTATGGGCTATTTTAGAAAATGGAAAACATAAGAAAACAGATAGACGAGTAACTCAACCTATTTCAAAACTAACAGTAATTAAAGATATTACAAAAGAAAAGACACTAAATTCAAACGCATCTGTTTAATATAAATATATAAAACTGTAACTACTATAGGAGTTTTATTTAGCATGCAAGAAGAAATCAAAAGTATAGACTTTCAGCTTGATGATGAAGCGGAAGGTAAAGTATCAGCAGTTTTTTCTGTATTCAATAACTTAGATTCAGACGGCGATGTAGTCGTTCCAGGTGCAATCAAATCAAAATGGGATTCAGGAATGGTTCCTATGGTTTGGGCTCACAAATGGGATATGCCAATAGGCAAAGGTTATATCAAAGAAGATGGAGATAAAGCAACGTTTGTTGGTGAATTCTTTATGGATACTGATTCTGGACAAGAAGCATACAAACTTGTTAAAAACATGGGAGAGCTTCAACAATGGTCATTTGGATATAGAGTTAATGATGCTGAACACGGTAAGTTTAAAGAGGTTGGTAATGATGAACAAACTGATGCCAGATATCTTAAAAGCTTAACTGTATTTGAAGTAAGCCCAGTATTAGTTGGAGCTAATCAAGAAACTTATACAATGGCTATTAAATCTAATAAAGATTTAGTTGAAGCCTTTGTTAAAGAAATTAAAGAAGAACCTGAAGAAAAAGCAGCTAATCCAAAAGATGTATTTGACAATCCTGGTGAAGCTATGAGCAGGTCAAAAGAATTATCTTGTGCAGTAGGTGTACACACACATAAGGTGAATGGTAAAGATGTATTTATGCCTTGCAAGACTCATGATGAATATGAAGATGCAATAGGTAAAGGTGATAAAGGACATACACCTCAACATACTGTAATGCAAGCCCTAGGGACTATTGCAGAAGATATGAAAGATATTTTAAAAAATTTACCTAAAGATGAAAATGCAGAGTTACCTGATTGGTGGGTAGATAAAGTTAAGAACTTAGCTAAAGACATTAACGAAATAAGAGACCATCTCTTAGACCCACAACCAGAAAAAGCTTTGCAAAATATATATGAAGACCCTGCAAAAGCACTAGCTGAAGCTGATTCAACTGGCAAAACAATTAACATTGTTGAAGTTGATGGTAAATCATATTACAAGGTAGATGAAAGTGTTGAAGAAGAGACTCAAGAAAAAGTTTCTTTTTCACAACAAGTCAAAGATGTGCTTGCTGCATTTAACGACTTGATGGCACGAGCTAACGCCATTGCGATGTTGCGTGCTAAGGACGGGAGGAAACTAGGTATGAAAGCTACAGAAGCATTACGTTCTGTTCAAGAAGATTTAACTGAAGCTTGGGCAGAGGTTGACGAATTCATAACTGAATTCGGAGCTGATAATGATGTTGCACTAGAAGATACCGTCGAAGAAGCAGAAGAATCTATTGAAGAAGAATCTGTGGAAGAAGTGGAAGCAACTGATGAAGCTGAAGCAGTAGTAGAAACTACTGAAGAAGTTGAAGTTATAGAACCTGAAGTTACTGAAGAAGAGGAGCCAAAGGAAGAAGAGGAATCTGTTGAACCAGAGACTGACGCTGTACCTGTTGGTGAATCAGAAGAAGTTGTAGAAGGGGAAGCTGAAACTGAAATCGACGAAGAATCTGATGCACTCTGGGCTGAAGGACAAGCGTTAATTGCTGAGTCTTTGGAAGCTGACTTAATCGAAGAATAAATTAAATATCATTACAGGAGATTAAGTTAATAATGAGTAAAGTTAATGAACTTAAAGACCAAATTGCTCAATCTCGTGAAGAGCTAAAAGCTGCTTTCGATTCACAAGAAGACGGCAAGTACACTGCTGAAGCCAAAGAAAAAATCAAAGGCTTAAACACAGAACTTGCTGGACTTGTTGATGATTTAAAAATCGAAGAAGCAAAAGCTAATAACGAAAAAGCAATGGAAGTTGACCCTACACCTGTTAATGCAATTCCTAATGCAGAAGAAGCTGCTAAACCAAAAACAATTGGTGAAATGTTCACAGAAACAAAAGCTTATAATGCATACAATGAGAATGGCGTTAAAGGCGTAGACTCCGGTGTAGAGTTTAAAACAACTCTTAACACCACTGGTTATCCACCAGAGAGCCTAAGAGCTCCTGGAATTTTGGAGACCGCTCTTCGTAATCCTGATAGCGTTATTGGATTATTTGACCAAATTCAAACAAACCAAAATGCTTATGTTTACTTAGAGGAAACAACTTTCACCAACAATGCTGGTGAAATTGCAGAAGCAGGAGACATTAGTTCAGCTAATGAATCCGCACTCGCTTTTACAGAAAGAACAGAATCCATCAGAAAGATGGCTACTTTCTTGCCTGTAACTGACGAATTATTGGCTGACGTTGCCGGTATCCAAGGTTATGTCAACTCAAGATTATCAACAATGATGAAATTGAGAATGGATAATCAATTGGTTAATGGTGACGGTTCCGCTCCTAACTTAACAGGTGTATTGAACAAATCAGGTATCAATACATTTGACTACTCTTCATACTCTGGAGAGCTAGCAAGATTAGGACAAATTTATCAAGCTATAACCGAAATTAGAAAAGATGCATTTGTTGAACCAGATGCAATCGTTATGCACCCATCAGATTGGTATGATGTTGTAACATCCGTTGCTGACATCACAACTACTTCATCTGGTGCTGCAGCTAAGAACCCATTGTTCATGGTTGCTGGTGGATTCGGTGACAGCCCAGCTCCTAAGCTATGGGGTCTCAATGTAGTACCTTCATCAGTTATTGCTGCTGGAACTGCATTAGTTGGTAAGTTTGGCGGTGGAGACGCTGCTCAAGTTATTATGAGAGAAGGCGTTGACCTAGCTGTTTCTGATAGCCATTCAGACTTCTTTGCGAAGAATCAATTGGCAATTAGACTTACAATGCGTCTTGGTTTTGCTGTTTATAGACCAACTGCATTCTGCTCAATTACAAACTTTTAGTAATTAAGCTATGTTTTATGGGGGTGGTTCGTACTACCCCCAAAAAACAAACGGAGGAGATACTATGAAAAATCCAAGAAAAGACTTAAGTCCATTTGGATATATACAGAGGGATGAGGAATTTTTTAAAAAGTCAGAAGAGATATTTAAAAAAGTGGAAGCCGTAGAAGAAGAAGAATAATCACAGGAGAGTGAACTATGGGCTACGGAATGTACAAACCTAAGAAAAAGAAAAAACCTAAAAAGCGTAAGAAGTAAGGTAGGATAATTATTATGTATACGATACCAGAAAAGAATATTTGGAAGCTCCCTGATGGAAAGATTTGGGAAGGACCTGCTGCAGAGGTACCAACTTCTCAAGCAGACTTAATCGCAAAAGCTGGACATGAGTATCCAACCGATTGGCTCAAAGAGCAAGGTTGGGGAAAGAAAGCTCCTGCTAAGAAAGCTCCTGCTAAAAAAGCAGAGCCAGCAAAAGCTAAAGCTCAAGAGCCAGTAGAAAATAAAGCTGCCAAAGTCAAGAAAGAAGATAAATAAAACAGGAGGCTAACTTATGGCTTTCTGTACAGCCTCTGACGTAGAAAACTATGTACAGTTTGCTCTATCCTCCGATTTAGAGACACACTTAACTAATAACATAATTCCATTAGTTGAAGCTGCTATCAAAGAATATGTCGGATATGACGTAGAACAAGCTACACAAACAGAGACATTTACTGGCGACCAAACAAAAGATATATTTTTAACACATCTTCCTATTAATTCCATAACATCAATAACAGAAGATGATACAACACTAGAAGAAGGTAATTCAAAAGACTTTGTTAAATACTCTAATGGAAGAGTTACAAGAATAGGAACTAGATGGTCTTATGCTAGACCACTTAACATTACAGTTGTTTATAACGCAGGATATTATGCAAGAGGTTCAGGTACTAATCCTGAATTACCAATTCAGTTTAAATCAGTTACTGAAAGAGCTTCTGCAAGAATTTTAGAATCTACATTAGTAATTGCATCCCAACAAGAAGCAGGAGAAATACAAGGACAATCAAGCTCTGCAGTTTCGAATTTTGTTTTATCAGATAGTCAGAGAGTAGGAGATTATTCAATTAGTTACCCTGGTGGATTAGCTTTGAATGCTGCAACTGTATTAACTGCTAGTGATTTAACATTACTATCACCATTTAGAAGGCAGTTCTTTGTATAATGCCAGCTCGTTTTCCTCGTAGGCTTTTAATAGACTCAGTAGCAGTACAAAGAGTTTCTGGAAGTACTGTCGATGAAAGAGGTAATCAAGCAGATGCTTGGGCAACTACTTCTAACAATGTACCTGCAAGAATAGATTTACAATCAGAAACAGAAGCAAGACAGGGTACTAATACAGTTGTAAAAAGTTTTTCTTGTATAGTTCCTGGAGATACAGATGTAAAAGCTTCAGATAGATTATATGAAGCATCTACTGGTAGATACTACGAAATAAACAGCGTGAATGAAGGTAGAAAACTTGATGGTGGAGTTTACTACAAAAGTTTAAGTTTATTATATAGAGAATAGAAATGGGTTACTTAGGTAATCTTGTTTCAGATTTAAGAGGTTCTGTAGCAAGACCTTCTCAACTTTACAAATCTTTAAGAGATTCTCCTTCTTTTGATGACAAAGGTTATAGATTTGCATATAACTTAGGTACATTTTCTGCAGCATCAGGTATAGATAGTAAAGCAGTTAGAACAGCTTCATATCAATTTCTACAAAGAAGAAGGGACTTTGCTGCTTTGAAACAACCATCTGGTCGTATGAGAAGTGAAAGTATTATACGAAGAATGGTATATCAAGTAGGTGGTAGAGCTGTTGGTGCAGCAATAGGTTCTGTTATGCCTACTGGAATGGGTGGTTTAGGTGGAAGGTATTTAAGAGTTGTAGCTGGTAGATTTTCATCTTTAAGACTAAAAAGAATGGAGGCTACAGCAAGAAATATAATACTTGGTGAGTTTCAACTAGATGCTAAGAAAGTAGATAACGAAGTCAAAAAAGCTGCTAGACAAAATAAAATAGGTTTAGATAAAGTTGCAAGGTCCATTCAGGCTATAGCTATAGCTGATGCTCCTGATTATTATGCTTTAGAAAGAAGAAGCAGAACAAGAGATGGTCTGAGCTATAACGATGAAGGAGTAGCAGCTGCAATATCTTTTCAACAATATACTCCTGAAGATATTGATTCTATGTTGAAGTCTGAGGATATAAGAAATGTAATAGATGCAAATGCAGTAAGAGACCAAAGAAGAGAATATAGTGTTTTAAGTGCAAGAGGAACCACTGTAGATGGTGCAACAGTAATGAAGCCTACAAGGTTTACAGATAGAAGTGCAGCAGAAAAATTTGCTAAGGCTAACAACTCATCTGTTATAGATTTAGGTTTTAATCATGACGAAGTTTTAGAAGAATTTAAAACTATGGCAGGTGCTACTTATGCTTTTGGTGAGCTTAGTACTATGAATCAAGAGCAACTAGTAGAGACTGCTGTAAACATTTTAAACTCTGAAGTACTAAGAGATGCAGAGGAGATATCAGGTTTAGGTGCTATCGCTGGCGGATACAAAACAGATAGGAATAGATTACTAGGAGGTATTGTAAATAAAATATTAGAGAATACTTTTGAAAAAGGTTTAGACTCAACTGAAATTGGTAAAGTAGCAGATGCCTCAAGGTACTTAAGAGGTGATATGACTGAGTTATTAGGTGAAGCAAGATACACAAGAAAAAAAGTAGGCTCAAAAACTTTTTACAGTAATTACATAGATGAGCTGCATGATGACGGTACTTTTACAAGACACTTTCCATCTAGTCAAACTTCGAACATAATTAAGCAAAGTACAGAGACTGTAATTATGGAAGCTGATTTTATAGAAAGTATCACTGCTGGAGACTTAACACCAAAAGAAGCTATGGATGCTAGATTTTATGAACCAAAAACTACAAGTAAAACTAATAGATATGAAACAGGTAGAAGAATTAAGACTGTAAATAAAGTAGTTGGAAGACAAACTGTAAAAGGAAACTTTGGTACTTTTCAAGAAAATGAATTTAGAAAAGTTAGAGCTGCTAATAAGACCTACGAACATCATGGTAAAACACATACCGCTACAAGTTATGACAATCCACAGAGACATAACTTCATTCCTAATAGAAGACAAATTCAATCTGCTATTCATGTACAAGAAGCAGATACAACTAAAAAAGATTCTACTTTTGAAATCAATGTTGCCTTTGGTGGTAGAACACCACAGAGTAAAACTAACGATGCTATTAGAGATGCTTTCCAAATAGAGATGGGTGGACCTGCTACTGATAGAGCTGGAAGGTTACACAATAGAACTGATGCTTTTGTATTCACTCCTAGCTTACTTATGTATAATGCAGGACTTAAAGCAGCTACTGCATATGGTCTCAACATGTCTGCTAAGAAACCAGTGGGAGCAGTATCATCAGAACAAATAAAACAATTTGGTAAAAAGTTTGACGGTAATAATGATGCTTTACTTCATGGTTCTACTTACAAATCTTCTGGTAGACAAGATAAGATTATGGAAGAATTGTATGCAAAAAGCAGAAAGGATAGACATGGTAATCCACTTGTATCTAATGGAAGGCTTATGTTAGATAAGAGTGCAGTCATGAGGAACAATGTAGATTCCAATACACTAGAGATATTGAGTGACACTATTGACGATGGTATATTTGGCGGTAGATATTTATCAAAAGGAGTAAGAGACAGTAGAAGTGCTTTTACTCCAATGAACACAGGCAATCCAGCTATAGATATAAAAACAGCACAAACGGCTGCAAGAAAAAATTCTGAGTTCAGATTTTACGGACCTGATGATGCTCCTGATGAATTTAGAGATTTGTTTGATATGAGGGTAGGACAAAGAACCTATGATGAGCCTGATATAAGTTTATATGATGTGAGAGTTTTGACTGAAGAGTCCGGTCAGCAGGTATATGAAATTACTGGTTACAAACCTCAGTTTGGTAGAAGTGTAGGATACGGTACAGCAAGAGGACAAGGTGTAGTAAGTTCAGATACAGCAGAATTAGCTGGTGGAACTCCTTATGACGATTTAAGAATATTGCAAGAACCATCACCTGACGACCCAAAGTTTATGAGCCAAATGGGGTTGAGTGCTACAGCAAGACAACTTCAAGCGCAAGGAATAAATATGGACTTGAAAGATAAGATAAGACCTATACTTAAAAAACAGCAAGCAACATTAGGTCTTAATGATGTGCAACTTGAAGAATTGGTTTACAAAACTAATCAAAGAATAGTTAGAAATTTTATAGCTAAGGGTCCTGATGGTTCTGGTTTAAACTTGCAACCTGCAGAAATGGCAGTTCTAATTGAAACTCAATTAACTTATATTGACAAGCTTAGTTTATCTATTAGACAACAGGGTATATACTCACACAGATTTAAAGGAAGAGATAAATCTAAAGGACAACAAAAGGTTATCAAATTACCACCTGGTAATAGAGAAGACGCAATTAGAGATGCAGAATTTAGTAGTGCTCAAAGTTCTATATTTTTTGATATAGATGGGTTTGCGGATGCAATAGCACCAAAAGAAATAGCAAAAATGGCAGAAAAAGTTAGAAGAGGTGAAATGAGCCAACAGGGTATGTTTTATGAAGCAGCTGCTGAAATAGAAAAGTCTGCTGATAATTTTTTGCGTAATGCTAGATTAAGAGATTCTCAAGGTAGGTCAGTAAATGCTATGGAGATTAGAGGTAAAAAACCTAAATCAACTCCAGGAACACATTATGGAAGTAATCAACCAGAAAGATTTGGAGGAACAACTAATTTTAATGCTGGTCAAGTTGCTAGGAGAGATGCAAGTAACTATGGTCTAGCAGTTGGTGATTATAGAAAACAAAAGAAATATGTTGATGCACAAGTAAATAGAGCTGCAACATCAAATCAAATGGGAGAACTAGAATTTATACTACAAAAAGTACAACTTAATTCAAATGTAAGAAGAGCATTTAATGCAGTAATAATTAGAGAAGTATTTAATGGTAATCCTAAAGATATTACATCAGAAGATATAAGAAATTACATAACAGGTAGAACTGGTAACGCAATTAAATTTAATGACACTATTGATACAGAAAGAGATTTGAATACCGAAGACCCAACATTATTTGAGTAAGATAGAGTTATGTCAAACACAAGAGACCAAAGTCAAAAAGTACCACCAGACGCAGAAATAATTGCTCGTCAATGGGCTTTATCACAAACAGCTATAACTGATATTGTAGGAACTAACATAGCGACAAGATTACCTAGAGGTTCAGCACTTCCATTTTTAACTTTATTTAGAGCTGGTGGAGCGTTAATTAATCCAAGAAGCGAAGCACATATACAAAATGCATTAATACCAATGGAATGTTATGCAGGAAGGTGGGGTGGTTCTGGAAATGATAAACCTTTTGCTGATTACAGCACAGCTATGTCTTTAGCAAATGCCGTGATTCAGTCAGCTTTCAACTATGCTAATGGGTATATAACTACAAGCGATAGTAGTACTAGAGCTAAGATATATAGTTTTGACATTGTTCAATTTCCTACAAGGGTTGAAGAAGTCTCAACTGGTCTTGGTAGGTATTCAATCGCTTTAGCTATGACGTATAGAGCGGTATAAGGAAAGAACTTATGGCAAAAAAAGAAAAGAAGTTTCAGGTTAAGCTGAATGCTTTGTTTATGCAATCTCAAGCTAGAGATGTAGTAACAGGCATAATGTTTAACCAGAATGATTGGGCGGAAATAGGAGAATCTGATTGGAAAAGACTAAAGGAAAAAACTTGGACCTTAGATGGTAAAGCATATCCTTTACTCATTGAAGCAGATTCAGAGTCCCCAGTGGAAGACAATGAAGCTGAGGATGCTCCGTGGGAAGCTGACGTAGAAGAGATTGCCGAAAATGGCAGTGTCTTGCAAGATACTGAAGTAGAAGAAGAATAACAGGAGATAATATATGCCTAATACAACAAACGGTACAATATCTGAAGTTATTGTCGGTACTGGTGTACTTTACGTTGCAGCAATTGCTAACGATGGTAATTCATCTGGTGATTACGTAGCATTTCCAGGCGGCGACGGTTCAGGAGCATGGGCTAGCCCAGCTGCTGGATGGGTCGACGTAGGATATTCTGAAGATGGCTGGACTCTTGAAATGGATAAAACATTTGAAGATATCATGGTCGCTGAAGAAATTGACCCTATCGCTACATTCAAAACTGCTCAAGAGGTAAGATTAACTGGTGAACTTGCACAAGCTTCACAAGCTAACTTACAAATAGCTCTTGGTGGTGGAACTCTCACAACTGGTGACGGTTCTAATGGATACGAGACTGGGTTCAACGCAATCACTCCTCCAGGAACAGATGACTTTGATGAGAAATCATTATTGTTAATTGTTGATGGACCAGCAGGTGCAGATAGACATGTTCAAATTCCACGTTCAATAAACGTTGGAGCTTTTTCAATGGCTCACCAAAAAGCACCTCAAAAAGTTGTTATCGCAACTGAGTTTAAAGTGCTTGCACCAAAATCTGTGTCACAGTTTCAAGAATTATTTAGAATTGTTGATAATACTAATGACTCAGAAGTATTCGATATTAACTAAAAAATTAATGGATAAACTAGGAGGTCGGCGTGGCTGACAATTATAAAGACTTCGATGCGAATGTCGAAGAAGATACACAAGAAGAACTTGAGTTCGTATTAGGTGGTAAACAATATTCGTTACCGGGTCAAATACCTGCAAGAGTAATTCTTACACAAATGAGATACATGGATGAAACTGGTGTTGTTCCAACTTCAGTTATACCAGAATGGCTAGAATCTTTACTAGGTAAAAAGACTTTAGAAGAGGTTGTAGAGAATGGAGCTACATGGCCACAATTAGAATCATTACTAAATTGGCTATTAGACAAATATGGTATTTCTAATGAAATGGAAACAGCAGAGGATTCAGAAGGGGATGATTCCCCAAAATAAGTTTCTCCTTTAGAGATATTTATTTTAGATGGTCATCTTTAGAAGCTGACTTTCAAAGATTCTACAATGTACCATCTCCACTATCTCTAAGCTGGAGAAAATTTATGGTCCTGTTAACTTATCTACCAATAGATAAGTCTGCTTTTTATGGACCAATGTATTCTGCAATATTAAACGATGAAGAATACACACCTGAATATTCCGATACTTCAAACGAACCACCTAAGAATTGGTGGAAAAAGGAGCTAGATAGAATACGAGGAAGGAATAGACCTCGTGATACTATAAGCTTAGATGAGTTTATGAAGGACATGAGTAAGAGAAGATAATGGCTAAGGGATTCCAAGCAGGTACAATCAACACAACCCTGAAGGTTGGTTTCGACAAAGCAGCGATGAACAACGCTGTTAAAGATGTTGAAAGAAATATGCAACTTATGTCCAGTCGTGTTAATCAGGCTGGTAATGCTGTACAAAAATTAACTGCTGGTTCTGTATTAGGTTTAGGTGGTGCATTAGGTGCAGCATTTGCAATAGGTGCTAGAGCAGCAGTTGTATTTGAACAACAATTTGCAGACGTAAAGAAAACATTAGATGTTGCTGGTGATGCAGAACAAGTAGAAAGAGCGTTTGATAATATAGCTAAACAGCTTAGAAATATTGCCAAATCCTCTCCTGCTGCAGTTTCAGAACTAACACAGATAGCTGCTGTTGGTGGACAGTTAGGTATTCAGGCTGAAGAAATTGTAAAGTTTACAGATACTATACAAAAACTTACAGTCGCTACAAACCTTAGTGCTGAACAAGCTGCTCTCTCTTTAGCAAGACTTCAAAAGATAACTAACTTAACTGCTAATGAAATAGATAACTTAGCTTCTGTAGTTGTAAAACTAGGTAACAACTTTGCAACTACTGAGTCAGAAATCATTACAGCAGCAACACAAATAGCAACTGCTACTGCTGGATTACAAACATCTTTTAATCAACCAGCTGTAGATGCGTTAGCTTTTGCTACTGCCCTTAGAGCCGTAGGTCAGCCAGCACAAGCAGGTTCAACTGCAATTATTAGATTAATTCAAGTACTAGATAGATTAGTAGATACTGGTGGTTCTCAATTAGAACTTGTTGCTAGGACAGCAGGAGTTACAGCTCAAGCATTCCAAGAGCTTTTTGAAATTGACCCGTCAATGGCTGTTGCTCAATTCATTGAAGGACTAGGCGATGCTGAATCTAGAGGTGAAGATGCAATAGCAATTCTTGAAAAACTAGGTCTTGACCAAATAAGAAGTAGAAGAGCTTACATGGCTTTAGCAAGAGCTAGAGCAGATGATGCAGCTAATACAGGTTTGGTTACACAAGCTCTTCAAATGGCTAATCAAGAATTTATTGAAAATAATGCACTTACTACTGAAGCAGAAAGAAGATATGAAACTGTAGCTTCACAAGTACAAATATTAAGAAATAGATTAAATGAAACTGCATTGGTGTATGGTGAAAAGTTTTTACCAGCAACAAACGCTATAGTTCAAGCTTTTCTTAACATATCATCTGCAAGTGATGATTCATTGGGTGCTTTACAAAAATTAACGATGTCATTAGCAGGTTTTGGTACATTTGCTTTAGTACCATTTGCGGCAAAAAATGCATTTAATACTTTGACTAAAGACACATTAGAGTACACAGCTGCTTTGAATATGGCAAGAACTGGAGTTTCAGGTCTTACAGCCGAGCAAACAAAATTAATGTTTACCCCAACAAAAAAAGTAACAGATAGATTACTTTTAGCACAAACTCCTTTTAGAAATATTATGGGTGGTCCTAGAACTGTAGCTGGTACTTCTTATAAAGGTTTACAAGATTTAATAGGAAAACAAAATATGGGTGGTGTTGAAAAAATAGGCAGAGGTATGCAAATATTCAACAAAAATACTCAGCAGTCAATACTTAATTTGAGGAAACTAGCACAAGCTCAAAACATGACTGTCTTACAATTCCTAAGAGCCAATGGAGTATTTGGAGAAACCGGTAACTTTTTAAATAAAATTGATGGCGCAGTTAAAAAATATAACGCAACTAATAAGGTAGCTATTAAAGGAACACAAGGATTTACTGCAACTTTAATAGGATTAAATGCTGCGGCAAAATCTGTGACAATAGCATTAGCTGGCGTAGTTGCAACACTAGGAAAGATTGCAATTACTATTGGTGCTTTTACAGCAGTGTTTAAAATTATTGACAGGATAGGTCAAAAGAATAGAGCTATGGAAGAATTTTCTAATGGTCTTGTAAACATTGGAGAGGGTGTCAATGAGTTAGAAAAAGCTAATGCAGACTTAGACCAATTAAAAATAATGAGAGAAGATTTGATGGAAAAAGGGGCAACGGAAGATACTATTAGGTCCATAGATAACTACATAGATAATTTAGGTCAAACTATTCGTGGCAAAAAAGCAATTATAAATAAAGAAGCTGGAGGTTTATTAGAAGGATTAGTAATGGCTAATGAGCCTAAAATAGAAAATCAATTTAAAAATACTGCAAGAGTTTTAGGAATGAACGTGGAAATATTTAAAGATACTTTTTTTGCAGGTATGTCAGACATAGTTACTGATATACATACAGGAGATATTCCTAACATAGGAGATTTTGTTGAGGCATTTATAGAAAGTGATTTTGGAGACTATGAAGTCAATAATGCTTTAAGAAGAATACAGGACGAAGTAGGTCTTATTGATTTTATGCAAGCAGTATTTCCTAGTGGTACGGGGGCTATATTTG